CAAAACTTATCACAACTTAACTCAACCGAACAAAACCAAACAAAACTCATAATGCTTATCCTAACTTAACGCAACGAAACATAACTTATAATGCCTAACTTAACCCAACACAACCAAACGGAACTTAACTTAACAAAACATAACAAAACCCAACTGAACTTATAACGCCTAACTTAACATAACTTAACTTAACTAAACTTAACTCAACTCAACAAAACTTATAATGCCTATATCAGCTATGGAGCTTGAAGTTAATCAAGCTCCTTAATGATTGCTGTAAATTTACCATATTTAGGTCTGCTATCGCAAAGTCCTACATAAGCCCCTGCACTTTCAATTGACTGTGAAATTGTAGGCAAATCAAGCTGTGATTCATCATACATTGCAGTAAATGTGAGTTTCCACATATTAAATCTCGGTCTTGTTCTGAGAACCTTTGCTCTCATTACATTCATAGGTCTGACATCACGGAATCTCATATCATCTCTCAGACTATCTTTAGTGTACTTTTCACCAATATCAAGTGTAGCCTGCATATCAACTACATTAAAATATCTCTCAATATTTTTACCCTGTTTACGAAGTTTAGCACCATTTTTAATAGTTGCTTCAATATTTTCAGCAGGAATTACAAGACCCATTTCTTTACTGTTATCCCAATAAAGACCGCCTTCCCATTCAAGGTCTGAGATTGCTTTATAATCTTCATCAGTCTTATTACGCTTGCTTGTCAAAGGTTTAAGTGCAAGTGAGATAGGGTGAAGTGGATTTACGCACTGGCAAGAGTGCATAATAAGTGGTGTAGTGCCTTTCCAAGTGATTTCAAGTGTTTTCATAATTTTTTCTCCTTTTCATTTCTTTCTTTTTTGTCTTTTCTTTTATGTATTTTGTAACCTCTTTTTGATTACAAATATATTATAACACATTATTTAAGATTGTCAACACTTTTTTTAAAATTTTTCAATTAAATTTTTAAATTCTTCTTGTGACAAATCATTTATATCTTTTCGGTTATTAGGAAATACATATTCTGTAATTATCTTGTTTTTTACATAGTATTTTATGCGTTTTCTTGCTCTTAATCCTGCATTATCATTATCTGTAGCTAATACCAATTTACGACAAGGTAATTTATTTAATTGATTGAACTGTAAATTATTACCTAATCCATTAAGTGCAACTGCGTATTTACCATAAACCCAACAGGTAATAGCGTCAATCATACTTTCACATACAATTACCTCGGTTGGAAATTGTTCAAGCCGATACAACTCATACAAGCCATACAAAGGCTTTTCAACGCTCTTAGGATAATTAAAGTATTTATATTTTACCGACCTACGGGCTATAAATAAAGTGTTGCCCTCAATATCTCGGACAGGAAAAGTTATACATTTTGATTTCTTATCATACCCAATATCAAATATATCTATAATTTTTTCTGTCATTTTTCGTTTAAACATATATGGATGATAATATCTATAAGATTTCAACTCATCCTCTGATACATAATTTAGCGGAGCTAATATAGATTTGTGCCTGTCAAAATCTAATTTAATAGGTTTTCTTTCTTCTAACTCTACTGTTAAAAAATTTCGTGTAAGCCACTGCCAACCTTTTGCCCCTATCATATCATCAGGATGACCAAAGCAAAATGAAATCATTTCTTGCAAAGTATGTACTTCACCACAAGTAAAACAATGAAACTGACCGTCAGATTTCCTAATACCTGCTGACGGCTTTCTTTCTTGACCATTCTTGTGGTAAGGACACGAAATCATAACATTGTCATCTGTATCTTTTATTTTACTCAGTAAATTTATACCGCTTAAATGTAACTGCATTTGCAATTCTTGTAGTACCTCATACAGCTCTACTGTAAAGGGAATACCATTTATTACCATTATTAGAACACATCCTTTTTATCTTTATAGCGATTACGCACTCTTTCAACTTTACGCTCTGTAACCTCTTTAGGCTCAGCATCATCAAATGACGGAATAAATGTAAAATCACCTAAATCAATACTCCAATCATATAATAATTTACCGCCTACTGCCCCAAATCTCTGCTTTTTAATTCCGATTTCAAGTCCTGCCTTTGTCTGTCTTATAGATATAACTTTACTTGCATTATGAGCGATACCGTCACTATCTCTAATACTTTCAAGCTCAGGAGTACCTGAATCTTCTCCCTCCTGTACACCTGACCTATTCGCTTGTACAACAACTAATACAGGCACTTTTAACTCCATTGACAAAGACATTAAATCCTCGCTGATATTTGTTAAAGAGGTTGTTTTATTATCTCCTCGTTTATATCGTTCATCTGTCATATATGTAATGCCGTCAATAGCTATTAAATCAAGTTTATGCTGTTTGATAAACTGTTTTAATTTTGATACTGTAATTTTCTTGTCAAAATCCAAAGGAGTAGCAACAATAAACTTATTTTGTTTTGAGGTCAAATCAGTTACATAATCTTTATAGTTATCTTCATCAACTTCACTATTGCCCCACATCAAACCTTTGTTTGAAAAATTTTTATATAGGGTATCAAATCTATAGCCGATACTATTAGCTGACATCTCAGGAGAAATATACCCTACATTAAAGCCTAACTGCCATATATGAGTACACATCTTTTCCATTATCCATGATTTACCTTGATTAGTTCGGGCAAAAATAACGAATAATTCTTCTTCCCTTTGTATGCCGTGTATAATTTCGTCAAGCTCAGGAAAACCACAAGTAAAAAACCAATCTTCTTGATGTTCTTTTCGCTCTTGAAACTGCTTAAATCTATCTTGTGCATCAGATATAATATTTACACCATTTAAAGAATAATTAGGTTGTAATTTTTCCATTTGTGAAATCATATATTCTGCGGCGGCATTAGCATCAGTTTTAAGCAATTCAGCTATCTGCTGTACAACAGGCACAGACTGATAATACAGGTATTCTTCCCTAATTGTATCAATTAAGTATCTGTCACTTTCTGTAACATCTACAATTTCAAATTCGGGAAACTGAGCTAAAAATGTAGCCTTATCGGGTACATTACCATATTCCTTAATATGATTTTGTATAAATTCAAATTCATCTTTATAGCTAACAAAATAATCAACTGTTAATAAATTATCTTCAATAATCGAATTATTACCTGACAAAAGAACTTTAGAGATTATTTGCAACTGTACCATATCTTCTATCCCTGCCTTTCAATTCAATTATTTGAGAGGATAACACCCTGCTTGCTAATCTTGCACCCAAAGCGTTTTGTAATGCACTTTCAGATACTATATTACCTGTAAAAATATTAGATTTTTCAGTTAAAATCCTTTGGTCAATGTAATTAAGTAATTGACTATGCTCATAAGCTGTTAATTTTGTACTCGCAATATCATCCCATATTACTAAATCAACTTTTGACAGGTTATACAGCATAGTAGATACAGATATGCTCTTCTTTTCAATTTGGAGCTTCACTGTCGCAAGAAAAGTTGGAACATTGATAAATATACCCCTACAACGAAAACCGTTTCCTGCCCAAATCTCGTTAAAATAACGCAACATCAATTTAATTGCCCAAGTTGTCTTACCATTTCCTGTGTTTTCTGAAAGTATAGCTAAGTTATGACCGCTCTCAATATGACTTTTAATGTTATCCTTATAATCAGCTAAATCACAAAAGCTATCATAATCAACACTTTCAGGTTTCAATAAAACAGGTTTCCATTTAACCTCAGGAATATTACTCTGCTCTAACAACATTAACATTTCCTTATATCGGATACAAGCATCTGTACATTTTTCAGTACACACATCTTTGTACCAACAATCCATAATTTCCACCTCTTTAAAATTTAGGCTTAACACAGCTCTTTGGTAGAGTGTTAATATAGGCACGGTACATTCTAAATAAATCTTCGTGACTGCAAATATATTTAAAATGACTTTTAATGCCGTTCCAACTCTGCTGATACTTACTCGGCATACTATTTTTAAAATCCACCATAAAATAATATGACATAATTACAATGAATGATGCGAGTATGATATAAATTATATAATTCCAAATCATAATAAATTCTCCTTAAATTTAATTAAAATTTAAAAATGCAAGTTTTAAATCAAATAAACCTATAAATTTTCATACTTGCTAACAGATAAAACTTGAAAATTTGTGTTTTAAAAAGTTTTATCCGATAATTCCATAGGTTTATCGTGTTTAAATTGCACAGGTTTCATATTATCGACAAATCCGTTATTATTTTGGCTATATTCATTATTCAAGGCATAAAAACTTTTCCACCCGTGTTCTATAGAGTTTTCTACAATCTTCTGCATTGTAGGCTCATCATCAGCTAAAGATTTCAATTTATTGAGCAACCCTTTAAATTGATTCGTATAGAGATTGACTTTCATTTCAATTAGCAAATTAAAATATTTAACTAATACATTTTTTAATTCTGTATTATCTGTAAAATCATTGATTAAGCTAATAATTTTACTATATCTACTCTGTTTAGATTTTTGAGTAGAAGAAGATTTCAGTTCAAAATTTTCAGAACTGTGTTCTTTTAATAATTTATTATTAAAAGATTTATTACTATTATTATTTTTACTTGTTATATTATTACTTGTAGCGAATTTTACATCTGCTTGTGGTGTAATTTTTGTATCTAACTGTGGTGTAATTTTTACATCACTTGAAGTAAACAAATTATTTACTGCTTGTTCGTGAATTTTAAAGTATCTTTTTGCAGGGATTCCCTCTTTTGTTGTTGACAACAAACCTTTTTCTTTTAAATTAGCTATTGCATTTCTCTGTTTATATACAGATAAAGTAGTTATTTCTTCAATTCTCTCAACGGTGCAATAAAATTTATTATCTTTTAATTTATGCTGTGATTTCCATAATTCATATTCACTACACAATGCTCCAAATAATACAGCTTCCTCTAATCCTAATTCCTTAATCAAGGTCTTATTTACTGTAATATAGTTTTCGCTTGCTATCAATTTTAAAATGCTCATAATATAATCTCCTTTATAAATAAAAAACTGAAACAACTTAATAGGTGTGAGCTATCAAATCGTTTCAGTTTGTCTACTGGCAGTATTTAGTTTTGATAAGGTGGAAGTATCTCACACATACTGCCTTGTTACAGTTTTATTTGAGTATTGCTATTCTCTTAACTGTATTTATATTGTAACACATATTAGCGAAAAAGTCAACTATTTTTTAAAAGTTTTTAAAATTTCTTCAACCTGTTTATCGCACTCAGCATTTACAACATCCCATAATACATCTCTTTCAACGGTAAGGTCAACATCAGGATTATTTATAATTCTTTCTTCCGAGTATTCAACAGTATAATACTGTTCACCTACCTTTACGCTTGCTCGGCTCGTGGCTTTAATAGTTTTTACCTCTACATCACTCATTATTTTACCTCCTTAATATTTTTAGTTTGTTTTTTAATTCTGCGTTTTAATTTATAATCTTTAATACTTGGTATAATATAATCGCATATAATAACTTTTATTATAACAAATATTAGATATAATACAATAAATACTACTGATAATAGAGCGATTGCTAATATTGCAATTACAATACACAAAAATAATATATTTATAATATCAAAAAATATCTGCATTATTTAACCTTTCTTAACTCTTAATGTTTTAATTTCTTTTTTATTGATACATTTACTAAGTTCTAAAAGCTGTTCCTCTGTGAATATTTCATTATACAGAGCTTTTTCAAGTTCATCAGTATCAATATATTCTTTAGTTTTAACAATGCCCTCAATGCCTGTAGATTTAATAAAATCAATCATTTTATCTTCAAGCATTTCATCTCTTGTAGATGTTGCCATTGTAACAGTATAACCGCCTGCTGAAAAACTATCAAGATTCTGATTTGCAAATTCAGCTTTAATGTCATTACCTAACTTAGTTGCAGTTTTTTTGGAATCATTTTCCAATTTTTTTGCCTCTGCGTATTTAGGTACTAATGCTGTTAATTCACTCATTTTAATTATCCTCCTTATTATATGTTGTTGAGTGTTTTCTGTAATACTGCTGTGTCACATCTCCAAAAATACCTTTACAGCCTTTTGGTACTTGATTTTTAAATTGAGCTAATTTCCAAATATCTGAATAACTCCACAATCTCGTGCCTCTTGCTGTAGTCTGTGTGTACACAGGCAGTAGTTTAGCCATTTCTTCATCAGGATGCTTTTTTGCCCAAGCATACCAAACATTGATTGTTTTAACTGATACTCCTACAAGTACAGCTACTTCTTCAACTTTTAACATTTTTTCTTTCATTTAATCTTCCTTCCTAACTTAACAAAAAGTCTAACAATTCACTTGAATGAGTTGTTACCTTACCGTCAATAAGTGCGTCTGACATTGCACCTTTCTTTTCTACCAATTGATGTATTCTTTCGTCAATTGTGTTTTTTGCCATTAATGTATAAACTGTGACATTTTCTTTTGTGCCAATTCTGTGGGCTCGGTCAATAGCTTGCTGTTTCGCCGCCATAGTCCACGGCTCGTCTATGAAGATTACTGTGCTTGCAGAGGTCAAAGTTAATCCTGTACCCATTGCACCGATAGTGCCGATAGCAAATTTATAGTTTTCATTATTTTGAAATAAATCTACATTCTGTTGTCTATCAGAGTCTTTCGTTTCGCCTGTAATAATAATACCATTATATTTTTTGTGTAACATATCATAAATAGGTGTAGTCATTTGAGTCCAATTACTAAAAATAATAACTTTTTTATTATTTTCAATATTTTCATCTACAAGCTCGCCCAATCTATCCATTTTGGCACTTTCTTTGATTGTGCTTGATAAGATACCTGTATATCCTGTCGCTTGCCTTAAACGAATTAATTCAGCAAGTGGATTTGATGCACATTTGATTTTATCAATATTCATTCGTATGTTTGTTGCAACCTCTTTATATACCTGTTCTTGTTTACCTGTCATTTCTACATATTCATCAATGTATAGTTTTTCAGGCAAATCAAGTACATCTGATTTAAGTCTGCGTAACATTATATGATTTACTTGTTCCTGTAAATCCGATAGATTTTTATAGCCAATAATATCGTGACCGCCAAATCCTCCAAAAACACAGTAGTGTTGTTTAAATGAATAGAGAGCGTGTTTTTCATATCCAAGCCACTTTAAAATGATAAATAAATCAATAGGATTATTCATCAAAGGTGTACCCGTCATAGCTATACGGCACTCAGGTTGTAATTTTAGTAATCCTTTACCTTGCTGAGAAGCTGAATTTTTAGCTTTGTGTATCTCGTCTACGGCAATCATATTTATTTCCCCTCTGTCACACAGAGATTTTAGCTCTGCTACGATTTTAGGACTTCTTAATGATTCTATATTAGTGATTAAAAAATACGCTGACAGCTCATTTAAATGCTGTAAATCGTATAGTCTGTCATTAATACTTCCGATTTTAGTTTTGCCGTTTTTAGTACGCTGACCTAAAATCCACCCTTTTTCGTTTGAATGAATCTCAATTTCATTCTGCCAATTCCATTTTAAGCCATTAACACCACAAATAATTAAACAATGCTTATAGCATTTCTGTAATTTTTTTGCAACTGCAATATCAATTACCTGTTTGGTCTTTCCGAGTCCTTGTTCATCACCCAGTAACCAACGGTCATACTGTAAGCCGTAATTAAACCCGTCAATTTGATGTTTAAATGGATTAGTTTTAAATTTAAAATTATCAGGTATTTTTGCCTCAGGTTTCTCTAAAGTTACATATTTACCTGTTATATTAAATTCATATCCGTTTAATTCAGATAATAAAGTCTTTAATTTAAATAAAGGTAATTCCCATTCTTTATTATCTGTGTGCCAATATCTATTTGACATTTTTCTAATGGTATTTACAATTGTATTGTCAAATGGAAAAGATACATAGATTGAGTAATCGTCATTTATTTTGTCACTTTCTCCTACTCTTACGGAAATCATACTTTACCTCCTTTCTTGTAAATATTATATAACATATTTATTGAATTGTCAAGTGTTAAATTAAAAAAAATAAATGCGAAATGTCGCTTAAACACTTCGCATTTACGATTATATGTTATTCAGAAAATCTTTGATTGATTGAACTAATATGTACCTTTCCTCTGCAATATCTGAATTATTATACAGCGTTTGCAAAAACTCATATATCTCTTTACAGACATCTTTAATACCTGTAGTTACAGTTTTAATAGATGTTTGATTTAATTGATATTGTTTTTTGATTTTGCAAAACTCTGTATAAGCAGGCAAAATATCCGAATACTCTTGTATGACAGTATCTTCATTTTGCTTTTCTTGTGTGTTGATATGATTTAATACGATATATAAACTTGCCAATTTTTGGCAATTTGCAAAAGTAGTAGGAGCATTTTCAAGTTCTTCAATAGTATTTTTAATTTCTGTTAAATCTAACATATCTTTATTCCTATTTTCTTCATTTTATGACGATATTTTTCGTGTTTTTTGTGCTGTTCCTCAATAATATCTACCAAATCATAGTCCGTAGCTTTCTTATTGAGCTGGTATCTTTCAACCTTTTTCAGCTCACAATTAACATCACAAATAAGCTCTTTGATTTTCATAGCAGAAGCTACTTCGTCAATATCAATCAATTCTTTATACATTTTCTCATATAACTCTTTAGTTTCTGTTTCCCATTCTCTCCAAAGAGTGAGCCCATTTTTAACTGCATTTTTCTTAGTGCCGTTATCAACATCCTGACGAGAATATTTATACCAACTATTAGGTATAATTTCAGGGTCGGAAACATCTAACTTAGGAATCAATTTATTATGATGATTGATAAAGTACCTATTTAGTGTACGCATAGCACAATTTTCTTCCAAATAATGGTATTCGTGACACCTTTTGTAGCCTTTAAGTCCTAAAAAATCATAATAATTTGCCATTTGTTCATGAAACATTAAGCCTTTAATCATATGCTGTAAGATTTTAGAATAGATTTCCTCAACGGTCAATTTCAAGCTCCTCCAATCGTTTAATAATGATATTTAACTGCTTATCTTGAATATCTAAATGTTTATGCACTTTATCTAAAACTAATGAAATCTTGTTGTCAATTTCCTGCATTAGTTCTTGTTTATCGCCTCGTGTTAAGTTTTCATTGTAGTTTAAAATACCTATAATAAAACTTAATATATTTAGAATATCAAGTAATGTCAGTTGTTCATTATTATTCATTTAGCAAATTTTAGTTACAGTAATATTAAACTGTGTAAATGTAGCACCTACACCTACATTTATTACATTAATGATTGTAGGAGATGTACAGCAATTACATTTAATATCATTTTCATTTACCTGTACAAGAGTTGAAAAACTCATTGAGTGTACACCTGTTGTATCTGCGGCTGTTTCAGAGGCTACAGCCTGTGGAACTAATACTCCGTCCCTCTGTAACTGAAAAGAAATTGTGCCTGCTGTTGTAGCTACTACACTTGCATCTACAGATACCATATATACACCGCATTTGCTCAGTTTAATTGCAGAAGCACCCGACTGTGAAGAAGTACAACCTTTCTGCAAAGTAATGTTGTTAATCGGAATAGCTGTTGATGTTAAAACTGTTACATTCTTTGAATATCCTTCTGTCATTTTAATTTGACCTCCATTTAATAATAAAAATAAAGCGGAAGTGCCTCATAACACTTCCGCTATTTGGCATACTACAATGCTCTATAATTTTTGTTAATTAGACACCGCAACCGTTACATCCGCAGAATGGTGAATTGCCTGCGTTATAAACAAAACCGTTAGGATAACGCACAACACCATACATTCTGCTGTCCATTTCAAGGCTTGATACCTTGTCACGAAGAGCCTGAATTTCATTTGTCTGCATCAATGCTCTTGTTGCCTCGCCCTCTGCGTGAATAGCTGAGGTAATATCACAAGTCTGTCTGTCCATCTGTGCAGAGAGGTTAGCAGTTGCAAGTCTGTTGTCGCAACAACATTCTGCAATCTGTCGCTGAATTGTGTTACCCTCTGACATAATGTTCTGATTGATACCCGACTGACCGAGTGCTACTTCTTTGCCAAGCTGTGAAATATTGCCCTGCATTTCATAGCCGAGGTTACAGATACCGTTACCAAGAAGCTGTGTCTGCTGTTGATTCTGGTCTGAAAGTCTACCTACTGCATTTTCAAGATTATTGAAATTCATCGCATTACACAGACCTGATTCTGTTACAGGTTCGCCGTTTGTTACATTACGATTTCCCCACATTCCGTTACCACCCCAAAAGAGGATAAGGAGTGCGAAAATCCACATAAAGCCACCGTCAGTCCAGTCATTATCGTTGTTCTTGCCGTTAAGAAGAGCAACATCGCTTGCTGTTAAGCCAGTTTCCATAATTTTAATCTCCTTTATAAAATATTTATATTTATATTAAAAATCATTCCGTACGCAAATGATTTAATAATATTTATTTAAGCTGATTGATAATTGTGTTAGGGTCAATACCTCTCTGCTGTGCTGTCTGCATAAATAACTGTTTAGGACTCATATGTGAGCCGTTAAGCATATTCATAATCTGCGACATCTGAGGATTCTGCTGTGCTAACATCTGTAACATCTGATTAGGATTATTTTTACCTTTAATCAAATTTATCATCTGTTTAATGTTTCCCATATTATTCTGTGATAAGGGGTTTATTGCCTGATTTTGCATTGACTGCATTTCCTGAAATAGACTGTTTGCCATTATTGTTACCTCCATTATCTTTTATTTTAGAAATAATATCATTTAATTCATCTTTAGTAACATAATTTGATAAATCTAAATTATTGTTATTATTTGTATTATTTGATATATTATTAGTAACTTCTGTATAATCAAAAATTCTTAAAGTACACATACCTACATTATCAGATACTTTAATATAAAATCTACCGTCAGATTCACTATCCATTAGCATTGCAATGCTGTTAGGTGTGAGCTGATATGCTTTAGCTCCCTCTATGCCTTGAACCCAAGTAATACCGTTATTTGTTGCCTGTGATGTTGTTGTAGGCATATAGGGGTTAGAATAACGGTTTTGAAACTGATTTGTCGGTAGATACGGATTTGTTGTTATTGGATTTTGGAATTGCTGAAATCCGTTCATCTTCTAAACCTCCTTTATTGTAAAGCAAACGGAGAGCGACTACAGATGAACATTGCTTATCTTGTATCATCTTCGTCAAGCCTCGGCTAATGTCTATCATCAGTAATCACTCCCCTCTCAATATTGAGTAAATCAATTGATTTATTTTGTACTTATATTATAAAACAAAAACAGGAAACCAACTTGTTGATTTCCTGCATAAAAATTGTATGAAAATTGTAAATTTATATAACTTTTAAAATTTTGTGTTTTACTTTACGAGCTAAAACAGATACTTTAGATTCCGAAATATACATTTCCATAGCTATTTGAGCATTTGTTCGTCTTTTTGAATTTAAGTTAAAATACTGTAATTCTTCGGGAGTAAAATTGCACTCTTGTCTTAAATATCTTAATTCAGGCTCTGTAAAATTATATGATTTATCATATTTATCGGATTTAATCAGATGCACCGCCAACAATCACACCGTCCTCCACATCTATATATCCTTTTGAGTAATTTATAACTTGACCATTTGAATCCGTATTTAAACTGGATATAAAATTTATTCTGCCTGACAGTACACCTTTCCCGTTTACAGAATCTAATTTAGATAATTTTACATTCGACAATGTAAACAAGTGCATATCCATATCGCTGTATATATCAGTAGTTACATTATTTTGTATTGTAAATGTACTTCCGTCATTTAAAACAAAAGAATCTGTTACACTCGCCGTTTTAATAGTTCCGCTCAAATTTACTATATATGTTGTATTTGCACTTCCGTTATAATTCATTACTTGTACAGCATTTGGACTTTTATATGCTCCTTTGAATAAATGAAAGCTGCTTGGCACATAAAAATCTAAAGAAGATGTACTTCCTTCAATAACTGCTATCTCTTTGATTGAATTATGAAAATAAATATTAGAACCTTGTAATTGTACATATTTAGAGGCCGTTGCTTTCGATTTGACACTACCGCCCGTTTCAATTGTTAAGCCTTCGTTATTTATTTTACCTACCAAATCACCGTTTTTATCATATACCTGTATTAAACCGTTGCCATTATCTTTTCCACCTACTTTTAGAGTACCCGTATTTATCCAATCTGCGTTAATTCCGACTGATTGTAAAATTGATACAATAGCATCTCCGTCAACTGTAATTCCTGTAGGATAAGTATTGCCTCCATCGGTAGATATGCCTATTGCCTGTGATGTAACTTTAATTACTACTTGTGATTCTTCAAGCGTTTTTTTATCGTGCAAAAAATATATAGTAGAACCGTCAGGATTTGTCTGTGTTGTCTGGAAAAGTCCACTTGCATTTTGTAATTCATTATTCAAGATTTCAGCAGTTTTTTCCCATTCCGTTTTATTCTGTTCAATATCTTCTTGTGCTTTACGGTAAATATCAGATGCGTTACTTTGATATGTAGCATTTTTCTTTTCATTTGAAGGTGTATTATTTGATACAGAACTATTTCCTAAATAAGTAAATGTGTGTGAAGATACAATTGATTGATAAATATTATCTTTTCTATCAACAATATATACACTATCCATATACTCAATTGTAGGATTAGGTGAAAAATCTCCCGAAAACGGTCTTGTACTTATGCCGATAACAACATTGCCAATAACTTTTAAGCCAGCTTCTTCTCTGCCTTTAATTAAAGGGTTGTTGATATTAAGCATATAACCTTCTGTGCCATATGTTATAGTCTGTTTTTCAGAAGAACTGCCTTTAACTGCAACTTCTGTAGTTAAGCCTGTAATAATAATATCATCAGTTGCAATTGTAGGCTCATTGATACCAGTATTTAAAATATGGAATTGTAGTGATTCGTTTAACCCTTCACCACTAATAACATCTTCAACAGTTTCTCCAAACTTACCGCCTGAAATATAATCTGCTATATTATCAGCTAAGTTACCGCCTGAAATAATTGACATTTTAGCAATATCTTCTTTTTTGTAACGCTGAATTTTTAGCTGACCGTTAGGCAAAATTAAAGCGTTTCCGCCCATAATCTGTGCAATATATCCTAACACTTGTCTTGCAGTAACATTATTGGGGGCTGAATTTATTTGAAAAGAAATATGAGCCAAATCTGATGTAGAGGCTAAAGATAATCCACAAACAGTACAAATTTCCTGTAAAAGCAATAATGCTTTTGTAGGGTATGAAATTGTAGATTTAAACTTTATATCTGCTTTATACATATTATCTTGTGCTGTGAGTTCGATAATATCTCCAGGAGTAACAGAATCAATTACAGTAAAAACACCTTCTTGTAGCCTTTCGATAGTACCGTTAGCTAAATCCGCTTCTGTGTATAATACAATTTGACAACCGTTAAAATCATAAGAAGAGTATCGTTCATCAAGGTTATCAATGCCGATATCAATAGTCTTAGATACAGCCTCGCCAAGAGGGAATTGTCCTTGACCTCCTTGTGTATATGAATTACCCGAAATATAAAAATCTTTTCGTGAAGTCATTTCTAATTCTGTGCCGTCAACTAATTTAAACTTAGCATAAGCATAGAATGGACCTCCATTTTTAATAACTTCCTTAAAAGCATTTGATACATTCTTCATACTGGATTTACCCCCGTAACCTGAAAACTTAACTGACTTACTTTTTCAATACCCTCAATTAAATTTATAATAGGACTGTTTATATTTGCTACATAGAATTTAGTTGTTTCCCATTTATTTTTATAAATATTATAATGGTAAAAATCAAATCCTGCTTTGCCCATAACTTGACCTAAAATTTTAGATACATCAGTAGCTTTAATATTTGTCCATTTAAGGTTATATGCCTCTACTGTAAATAGAGGCACATTAACCATATTTCCTCGCATTGTTCGCCCTGAATTTGAGGTTGAAGTAGTTGCGAAAGACAACTGATAGCCGTCAGCATCTACATTTGGTGGAGTGTAATTATTAAACTTTAATCTCTGCTGTGACATAATAACCTCCTTAAATTTATGCCAACTCAAAAGGATTTTTTCCTGTTTGTGCTAACATTAGTTTAGCTTCATCAATTACAAGTGTTGCAAGAGTTCTCCTACCTACTTGTAAAGGTATTTCGTATTTATTAGGTACGGTATTCTGAGTATTTCCTAATTCTTCTCTTACGATTTGACGGAGTAATTTTTCAGGCGTTTCGATATTTGTACCCTGTTTTTGGTCACCTAATACAGCCATAAATTCTTTATTTGGGGGTATTACTGCTCCTGTCGCCAAACGAGGTAAAGTCATTGAACTAAATTTACCATAAGTTGTATAAGGTTTATTAGTAGATTGTCCTATATTTTTATTAGTTAAATTTAGATTATCAATAAGGTTGTTAATGCCCCGAATTGTGTAATTAAAAAATGTTTCAAAATCGCTAATAACTGTGTTTAAAATATTTTTAAACGCAATAGGTATTCTACTAAAAGCTGATATAACTCTATTAACAAAAGTGTCGGCGGGATTAGTCATATATCCGAATGTGTCTGTAGCGGCTTTTATAATTTTTTTCGCCCACTTAGTAATACTAATTTCGCCTGTTTTATCATTATCAATAGCTTTAGTGTAGCCTTTTACAGAATATTCACCGATTTCTACAAATTCTTTTGACGGGCTATGTTCGTTTAACGCTGTACGAGCACCTTTAATGGATTCCTGACCGATTTTGATACCTGCTTCATTAGCATCCTTAACGCCTTTATTGATACCTAAATTATAGCCTTTAACTGACATATCAGCTACGCTATATGTAGCATTAAACAATTCCTTAGCATCTATTCCATACTGTTTTTTAATTTCGTCAACACTAATGAATCCCATATCATAGGCATCTCTGAGGTCTTGTAAGCTGTCTTTATTCTTATCAAATTCACCGCTTACAACTTTCATTGCACCTTCCAAACCGTTCATTTTGGTATTCAATTGCTCTACTTTACCTGATGCTTTAAGCATACCCTCTTGTGCTGTGCCAAGTTCGTCTGCATATGCGTCAAGTTCTGCAGTAGCATTATTATAAACTTTTTCAGCTTCTTTATATCCGTCATTACCGTAGCCGATTTCTTCCATTTTTTCCCAAGCCGCTATCTGTTTATTGGATGCCTCTGTAGCTTTATCTTGAGCATCTTTTACTTTAGTTACAGCTTGATTGTATTCTGTAGAAGCCTCTACCTGCTCTTTATATAGAGCCGTATATTGTTCTTTTAGTGCTTCTGTACGGTATTGTTCTTTTAACTTGTCAATTGTAGAATCTAACTCTTTTCTAATTTCCTGCTGATTTCCCGTTAATACTGTTTTACCCTGGGAATCTTCGGTTGTATAATTTTCCCAAGTACTTTTAAATTCAGGAAAACGCTCGGCTATTAAATCTGCAATTGTATTAAGCTCTTGCATTTCTTCTGGAGTTAATGTGGATTTACTCAGCAGTTCATCCATTCTATCTTGCAAAGTATCTACATACTGTACGGAATCTTGTGTTTCCTGTAAATTAGTATCTACTGTACTAATTGTATTATCTACATTATCTGATACGGTTTCCATATCACTACTAATAGTAGCCAAATTACTAATCTCTTCTTGCATTTTAGCACTAATGGTAGGTGTGCCATCTCCTACAAGAGCACTCATTATACCACCTACTATTTCACCTATTGTAGTAATAGGTGCTAAAATGGTATTGATTACTTGACCGATAAATTCTACCGCAGGAGCTAAAAATTGTACAATATTTCCTACCAGTTGAATCAACGGCTCTAATACTGGAACAAGTGTATCAACTATTCCGCTGATTATACCTCCAATAACAGGCATTATAGGAGATAATGAATCTACAATTTGACTAATTACATCAATAACCGTATCCAAAATAGGAGAAGCCGCTTTCACAATAGGCTCTACACCTTTAAGCACCTCTCCGAGTAAATTTACTAATGAAGGCACTAAATCGTTTACAATTTTAGGAAGTAATGTTTTAGCAATATCTCCAAAAGCATCTAATAAATTAGATACAGGGTCAGCTAAATTTTTCAATGCTTTATTTAATTTAGATGTATTAATGCCTTTAAGTCCAAATAAATCTGCAATACTTTTAACTAAATCTGTAACTACATTAGTTACACTATTCCACATACTTTTCCAGTTAATAGAAGCTATACCTTTTTTAAATGCGGTGCCGATAGATTTAAAATCAGTAGCTCTAAGTGCTTTTGAAAAAGATTGAATAAGATTAACTACTGCTATACTAAGATTACCCCATTTAATATTACTAATAAATTTAACAATAGATTTTCCAAGAGCATCCCAGTTAATTGTATCAAGTAAAGATGTTAAAGTATTAAATATACCAATAACTAACTTAGACAGACCTTGTGCTAACATTGCAGGATTTATAGCACTTATAGCTCCGTTAATAGCATTTGCAATAGCTTCCCCAAAAGCTACCCAGTCAAAATTAGTGATAAAAGTATATGCAAATTGTATAGCACTCTGAATAGAATTACCAATAGTTTTACCTACTAAAGTCCAGTCAACCTGAGATATAAAACCATTTAACAGAGTAACTAATTTAGTTGCTATAGCTTTCATAGTTTTTTGGATAACATTCCAGTCTATTTTCTTTAATGCGTTATTTAAAGCATTTCCAAGATATTTACCTAAATCAGTCCAATCGGCTGATTTAAACATTTTCTTTAAATCATTAGCTAATTTCTTAAATTTATCACTTACAGGCTCAGTTGTAAACATTTTTGACGGGTCTGTAGTATTTGTTTTAGATTTTGTAGATGTAGTAGTGGTACTTTTATCGTCTTGAAATTTGTTTAAATCATCAAGTGGGGATAAGTATTCATCTAATGATTTTTTAGCTTTATCTGCGGAATCTGCGGTATCATCAAGACTTTCCACAAATTTCTTTTGTGTGTCAGCCGCCTTATACACATAATTTTGTCCTGTAAGTGCGGCGAAAAACTCTGCTACTTTAGTTGTAACTGCTGTAAACTGATTTAATAAAGATGTTACAGCAGGCTGTACTGCTCTAATGATAGGCTGTACCAAAGTACCTAATGCGTTTTTAAGTTTTTCAAGAGCTGATAATATTTTAGAAATATCATTATTTACAGAATCTGAATATCCTGCTAAATTAGTTAAGCCTTCTTGTATATATCCCTTTAATTTCCTTACAAGTATATATAAAGATTTAATAGATAGTCCGTATTTTAATAAAGATTTAATTCCTTTTTTAACTCCGCCATTGATGTTAGAAAATGCACCAGAAGCCGTCTTAGACATACTCTTTGTTCTACTTGCAATAGCAGAGAATACAGATTTTACTTTACTTCCTAATTTAATTAAACTTTTTTCACCTGTTTTAAGTCCCTTAGATAATGATTTACCTATATTAGAGCCTGTTTTTGCACTTTCGCTTTCAGATTTAGTAAATTCTTCTACTCTTGACTTAGATTTTAAGAGCTGACTTTGAGCAGTTTTTAATTGTTTTACTAATTCTGCATATTTAGGTGTTTTACTGCCCTCAGTAAATGCTTTACCTTGCTGTACGAGAGCAGACATTTCGCCTTTGGCATCGCCTAAAACTCTTTCAACATTTTGAATTTTTGTATTCAATGTTTCCCAAGTAGAACCGTTATCTTTACCTAACTGCTTTAATTCTGCCTGTCGATTGTAAAGTTTATCAAGTTCTTTTTCAGCAGTAGCAATCTGCTGTGAAATAGTTGTATATTCAGCAGTAGGTACTTTAGCATTTCCTACTTCATTTAGTTTTTGAGATAACTCAAATACAGTATTTTCCGCTTTTTTAACTGCGGTATTTAGTTCCTGTAATTTAGATGTGCCGTCAGGAATTTCGGAATTAAATTTTTCCATTTCCTGTGAAGCATAATCTATATTTGTAGCTACTTCTTTTACTGCTGTTGCAGTTTTTTCAACTTCTTTTGTATCAGGTATCGGTACATTCGATTTTTCAGTAGTATCTGTCGGCTGTGCCTTAGATTTAACAGGAACGGTAGTTGTTTTATATGATTGATATTCAGGACGGTCTCCGATATATTCTGTGCCAAATTTAGCACCCTCATTTTTTTGGGATACTGCTTTTTTTGCTAATTCAGCAATACGCTCCATTTCTTTTGCAGTTTCATCATACTCTGCATTTACATCTTTGGCACTATCTGCAATTCCCTCTGTATGTGCTTTAAGTTCTTTAGCTTCATTTGTAGCTTTTTCTACTTGTTTATCTGCTCCGTCAAAAGTTTTATCTAATTTAGTTTTAGATAAAACTTCGACTTCTTTTGTTAATTCGTTAATTTTATCCGTAGCATTAGCAAGTTCTTTTTCCAAATCAGCTACCTGTGGAGTTACTTTTGAATCCACACTATCAAATCCGCCAAGTGTATCTTTTATAGCCTTTTTAAGCTGTACAAGATTTGTTTGTACGGACTTCATATCAAAACTAACGGAAAGTCTTACATCACCGTCAACGGATTGCATATAGCCACCCCCTGTTTAAATTATTCTGTATTCCACATAGAAAATGCTAATTTATCATCTTCTTGTTTTTGTATATCCTCAGCTCTCCAATTAAAGTATTGAGGATTATTTCTTTTAAATTCTTTTTCGTGCTTTTCTAATTTTTTACCCTTAACAATTTTATCTCTGATGTTCACTACTGTAGACAATATGCTTTCACCTATCGAACAATAGTAGCCCATAAAAGTCCACCAATGTAAATAAGGCTCGGAGCGAATTTCTCTCCGAGCCACATTGTTAATAGCGGCACTAATAATTTGAGAATCTTGCTCCCAATCAATTAGTTTATAATTGACCTGCATCCCAACATTTTCTTGACCGCAGTTGAAAAAATCAAACATTTTATTTACAGCTTCTTCAACATTTTCACCTAATTTATTTTCAACATCATCAACAGAGTTAATGCCGTCATAAAAGATAATCAATGCTGAATATATACGATATTGCTGTGGTAATTCAATGTCCTCTAAAGCACTAAAACAATCTAAAATAGTACGATAATCTCCGTTATTTCGGATTGCGTATTCAGTATCACCTATAATAATACTGTTTGGCAGAGTGTACATTTTATCACCTTATTTTTATTTTGTATATTTAGCTGTATGAGTTTTCATTCTACTCTGAACCTTTTTCATTTCTTTACCGAGGTTATCAGTATAAAGGTCTGACAATCTATCAATAATAACCTCATATCGCATATAACCGTCCAAAGGGTCATACATAGAGCCGTTGCCTGCACAAATTTCGCTGACATTACTATCAAAAATAAAGTCCATAAGTTCTTTCATTTTTGTATCAATGCTTTTGAGCTTTTCGCTAAACATAGAGATTGAGCCGAGTTCATCGGTATCATCATTTGCAGATTCCTGCAATTCAGTTACCTGTTTTTCACACTCAATAAGTGCAGGATATGCCTCTGAAAATCTTGAAGCAATGTTGAGGTCAGATGTGTTAAGTTCAAGGATTTTATTGTCATCACCGTTGATACGGAATCTTTTCTTTTCAATTCCTCCGATGTTAATGTCAATAAGATTATCCTTTTTCTTTGTTGTTGCCATTATAATATCCTCCTTAATTTATATTGATTAAACTGTTACATCTTCGGTAAATGTGAAATCATCTGCAAGTTTATCAACCGTACCGAGTGTAATTTTATTACTAAAATATACAGAAATCGGGAAGTTTACATTTGTATCACCGCCGATTGAGTTATAAGTGATTGTACAGCCTGTATGCTTTTCAGCATCATATTTACTGCCTGTGCCTGAAAATGCAGTGATTACATAAATTGTAAAATCGCTAAGTTCGCTAAGTGCATTTCTTCTTCTGATATCATTCAAGAATGCTCCGAGTTTAGAGCCACCAAGAATAAGGTACGGGTCAAAATCCTGCTGAGGCTGTGTTTTATTAAGGTCAGTATAGTTGTTACCGAGAATATCAGTTGTTGTCGAGATATCAGCATTATACTCAATTGAGCTGTCCTCTGTTCTTGTGCCAAGAATTTCTCTTACAGGGGATTCACTGCCTGTCTGAGTCCATTCAGCTACGGTAATGAGAAGTTTTCTTTCTGCTCTCTGACCGTTTTTAAGATTAAACTGTGAAATAGCCATAGTATTATTTTCCTTTCATCTTAATTCCAAATTTTATTTGATTTATCTAAATAGTCAATCCTGATTGACATACTATATCGTGCTAATGAGGGTTTAGTAGAAGTATCAATACCATCAAGATTAGGATTATCAGTTAATACTCTCATCTCTTCGATACTACATTTATCTCCAAAATCAGGGTAATTCTGAGCATTATTCTGCTCGGTAATCCAATCAATAATTCCTTGAATATCTAATACTTCTTCTACATTCTCATTCTTGTATTCAGGCAGTTTAACAATTGCCTGATATGCGACAGAACGATAATCAATAAGTGTAAATGTAAATCTGCGTAATACACTACCGTCAATATATTTAACATTTAATGATTTATCATTTCCGAGTGTTAATATCTGTTTATTATTGTCTTTAGCTTCGGTAGCATTAAAGAATAATGGATTATTTTTGATTTGTGGGCAGTTGATAAGAAAATCTATTACTGCTTGATTTTTGTCAACCATATAATTCTTTAGCCCTCCTTGCTAAAATTTCTTTTACGCCAAGTTCAAATTTTTCAAGCTGTGTCTGCATTGCTACTTTATCCCAATAAGCTGTAGCTAAGGGATGATAAGTTGTAGTGTGCTTATAACTTAAATTAGTGTATTGGTCATACGCATATGTAATACCCTCAGGTCTTAATTCGGATATTTGGTCAGCACCGCCATACCTGATATAATCAGCATAAATTTGAGCAGTTACACTCTTTGAAAGAGGACCCTCCAAAAACGGAACCCAAGGATTTATTAGCTTAGCAAATAAACTATGAATTTCTATCATAACTTCATCAGTAATTAAATTTTCAATTTTAGTCTGTATTCCTTTATTATCAAGGTCAACATCAAATTTAAATACTGACATTTTATTCACCTTTTACATAATAGTGTGGATTACATCTTCCAACACCTATATTTAACGCAGTCTGCTGTATTTCCATACAGCCTTGAAGTTCTTTGTACTTAGCGATTAAATCAGTTGAACGCTTGCCTGATTTATATTCGTCAATTTCATCTGCAACATTACCTTTAATGATAATATCTCCATTACTCAAAGTGAAATAATTAGACATTAAATCATTTGGAGTATTAAGCCATTCGTATTTTTCCTTGAATTTATCATTTTGAGGTATTCTACAAATAATATCATTTGTTTCAAGTATTGTATTTCCTACAGATACTTTATCTCCTACATATTTCCAAAAACAATTAGTTAATACAGTACGATACCATTTAATAAGTTGTGTCTGCGGGTCTGTAAACTTATTATATATAGTTAAATCAGTATCCCACCAAATAGGATAACTATTCATTAGGATATACACCTCTATATAAAAGTTTATGACCTAAACTATCTTTAACTCCATTAAGGTATCGCTGAATTGTATTAACTGATTCTGTTTTACAGCGTTCAAATGCTTCTGAGGCATTCAAAACATTGTAAGAAATAGATACACCGTCATTTGACTGTGAAGCAATTGCAGATGTTACAGAGCCATCAATGTTTTGACCTAATGAAAATGATTGATTTTGAAGTTGAGCAATAGATATCAGTTTATAGATACATTGTTTAACTTTTACAGGAAGAACCGCTTCTTTGTGTAATCTATTGAATGTGTACCAATCAACTAATACCTCTGCTTCAATTTCAAAATCATTAAAGGCGGTTTCATTTAAAGTACCTCCCATATTCATATAATCATCATAAGTTAAATACATTAAATGCACCGCCTTTCATTTTTATTAGTTTTATTCCTTTGAAGTCTGTGTTTTTCGTGTTGATTTTGATTTAGTTTTAAGAGTTGCAATCTCCTGTTCAAGTGCTTTAATTGTTTTTGTGTGTTCGATAAAAGCCTTACGCAAAGCACCTAAATCAGTAGGTACAGCTTCTCTTATAACTTCACCGTGTTCATCAACAAGATTGTAACCGAGGTCAATATATCTATCAATTTCAGACTCTTTGATAGTGAGAACTACATTTCCTCTTTCTACAGTTACCATTTCAAAACCTCATTTCATTAAGCGTGAGCAGTAATATTATACTGAATAGCACCGCTCTTCTTATTAAGAATAAATACATCCTCGAAAGACTCCTCGAAGTAAATGTACTTACCTTCTGAGCCTGCTGACGGTTCATCAAGTTTACTGAAAGTGTAAGAAACTGGAGTAATTACAGCAATCGGGTGAACAAGGAACATATTAATCTGGTCTGCATCTGCGGCGGCTTTATAGCCTGTAGTAAAGTTATACTTAGTTTTCATAAGTGTAGCAGGAACACCGATAACTTCAACTTCATCAAGTCTATTAACTGTTCTGTTAATCATTGAGTTAGCATCCTGTACATTAAGAGTACGCTCAATCTTCTGTGCGTTCTTAAGCATCGACTTTACTTCATTGGTAACATAAAGGATTCTGCCGTTAGCAGGAACTCTTTCGTTATCCATTTTAAGCATGAGGGCATCAAATTCAGCAAGTACATTTTCTGTTGTGAGAACAGTTTTACTTGCGGCTCTTACAGCAGATGTTGCAGGGTCAGTAGTTGTGAGCCAATCTGTATAAATCTTTGATACACAATAAGCATCCATTTCAGGAAACTTCTGTTCTTCGTTGAATACTCTTGTAATGTTTGCAATGGATGCTACCATATTAGTCTGGTCAATATCCATTGGATGTACAAGTGTACTCCACTTTCTCTGATTCGTAAGAACCTTTGTTTCCCAAGCGTTATCGTAGTTTCTCTGAGCTGTAGCAATTGTGTCACGGTCAGAAGCTACTCGACCTGTTGTCGAAATGCTCGGAATTTCAATTGTTTTCGCATTTACCCAACGATAAACATTATTGTTGGATGTGTTATAGAGAGCACCGAAGTTAAGTGTATATGGAAAAGCCTGTGCCAATGCTCTGCTATAGTCTTTAGCGTAGTTAATTGCCTGTGCCATTTTCTAATCTCCTTTTAATTTTTTTAATCTTTGTGAGGTCTTACTCCTGTGAAATTAAACTTAAATCCGTTTGTGTTCGGGTCAGGCGGTGTATTTCCAGGAGTAGGATTTACAAACTGTGGGCTGGGCTTAGGTGTAGGATTTTCTACTACAAATGCATCTGCATTTTCTGCCGAATACGCATTTACAAAATCTTCTGCACCTAAAATTGTATCATTATCCATTTTGAGTTCTTTTGCCATCATCGAATTTACAAAATCCCTTTTTGCGGCTTTACTTGTGAACTTCTTTGAATTTGCAAAATCCTTTACAGCATACTCATAAGACTGCTTTTCAAGTTTACTCTTATAAGCGGCAATATCGTCTTTATACTTTGTCTGCAAGTCTGATAGATTTGTTGACAAAGTAGCGAGCTTTTCTTTGTTATCGCCTGCTTCTTCAAGCTCTTTTTTGATAGTTTTAATATCACTATCTCTACTCTTGATTGTGCCTTCGAGTGTTTTAATCGTGTCTGCTTTGGATGAAATATCATCATCATATTTCTGTTTAGCTACATATTCGCCATTTGCAAGATTTGCAAGTTTAATATTTGCTTCTTTACAAGCTGACTGTAACTGTTCAAAATTCATTGTGCCGTTTTCGGCTTTTTCAAAAAGTGATTTTAAAAATTCCATTGACTATAACTCCTTTACATTCTTAAATCAGTTTAATTTTTAAATCCGCAGTCACTATCTGCGTTGGAATGTGCATTTGTTTATATGCCTTTATGCTCGGCTTTATATTTTAAAATTGTATAAAACAATTTTAATTTCATTTATCTTCCAAATCGTGTAATCTATGGTTGATTTCTTTGATTTGTTCTTCAATTACAGGCACTCGTTCTGCAAAGTTGTTATGTTTACGAACTTCTCTTGTTAGTTCTTCTATATGTGCTTCTGTAACTTTTTGAGATGTTTTCATATCGGATTGTATCTTGTTATTACTTGCAAGATTTGTAATAATAACTCCGATTAATGCCAATCCTCCTACAACTAAGGATGAAATAATTCCCTCCATATTTAAATATACCTTTCTATATTGTGATAAGCTACTGCCTGTATAACTACTGCTATACAGGCAGTTTATTAAGGAGGACGGGGTTTATGCTTATACCCTGAAATCCAACAAGAGAGGTGTTCAAAATAAAAAGTTTCTCTCTATAATTATTATATTACTATTTGTATAAAAAGTCAATACTATTTGTATAAAAAGATTATATATCTACCTTTATTTTTCGATACCCTGATATAGCAGTACGGTGTTTCATTAAATCTAACCCACAAGCATTACTAAAGGATATATATTCATCTGTATAGTGATTTACTTTAGCTTGATATTTTTGTGCCAAAGGCTTATTATCAGCCTTTCTCGCAGATACTTGCCCTATTTTATTTTTACGGATTTGTCTTTCGTAGTATCTTTGCATTTGTGTGCATTCGTACATAGTCAAATGTTTTCCGTTAGGTAAAGTATAGCCTTTTTCGTTATCATTTAAAATATCTTGTAACTGTTTATCAGTTAATGTAGGAGGTGTAGAGCCTACAACAATTGAGAATGTAAAATGTCTACAATTCCAAGTACCGATAGCTCTTTCAAAGCCTTTAAACTTAATACCGTTTACATCTTCAAAATCTTGACCGTTCTGTAATTTATTAAATTCTTTATTTGTGAACTGATGACCTTGTACGGGAGCGTGGTCAGGTGCAGGGCAAGCGTGTACAGTAATTTCTACACCGTCTGCTCCAAATTGTTTTCCTGCTTCTGACTGTATATCTTGTGATATATTTTTTATACTCTCTGTAATATCATTCTGTAAAACATTATCAACTTTTTGTATTGTCTTATTTGTTACAATGTTAATTCCGCTATTAACTAAATTATTTATTGTGGGCTGTATAACAGTATCAAAATCTAAAGGTGTATTATACGCATCATACGATTTATTAAGTATATAATTATAGGTTTCTGCGAAAGATAGAGGTTTATCATCTATAATAAATTTAGGGGACTTTATAAATTTATCAATGATTTTTACAGTATCTTTTAAATACTGTTTAGGTATTTTAGATATAGCTTTATTAGCTTTAAACTTTTTATATTTTACCTTTTTTAATTCGTATAAACTTTTACTATATGAGTAAATATCCTCAGCAATAATATTATACAGATTACTAATTAAAGCAATCTGTATAATAGCTGAGCCTGCTATATAATCATCAATTATTTTTAAATCTTGTGATTGTTTTTCAGGTGTTATTTTTTTGCCGTGTTTAATATCATCAATACAAGCTAATAAAATAGCGAGAATATATAAATTTATATCTCTTTGACTATTTATTACTTTCATAATTAACTTATCAATAGCATTTTCAGATAACATTATTTATCACCTATGATGTTAGATAGATTTTCTTCCATTGCCTGTTTATTTTCCTGTGATACATTATTAAGAGCTTCTCTTGCCTGCCTCTCAGTTTCACCAAAATACCACATACGGGTTTCAAGTTTACTTGCAAGTCCGTTCTGCATAAGTGTAATTCTTTTACCTAATTCAGTTTCAACATCAACAAGAATACTATCATCCCATTCAAATGAAATATCATATTCGCCAGGAGCAGTAACTTCATACAGAGTACAATAAATATCCATTACATATACAAGGTCTTTTAAAGCATCCTCTAACGCTTTTTGGATTTCGGCATTAGCTGAATAACTACGCTGTTTAAGGATTTTTAGTTCTGTTGCTGTTCTCGCTTCTGCGGCTACATCTGATAATGTACCTCGTGATAATGCACATACATCTTCAATTCGCATAAGAATATTATTTAATCCATTGATAAGTGAAGCATCTCTATATGGAGGATTAAATACTTGATATGTTTCTGAATTACCTAAATCGACTCTACGCATAAGTCTTGCCTGTAACATATTAGGTATTTCATGTGTGTTTTTTTCTTCATCTTCAACTGTATTAAGGGCATCTCTATCAATATCAATAGCCAATTCACCGCCCTGAAATTCCCATAACATTCTTGAATACTGTAAATCAGCCTCTTTTATAAGTTTTACAGCTCTGCTGTAGCCACTAACACCTAAAGGGCTGTGTGCTTCAATTGTATTTGCTTCGGGCATTTTAAAGTAGGCAAATAACAATCGGTCAACATTTCCAATCTGTGTTACAGGCTGTAAATCTGCCCATTCAGGTACTTCTGTAAGGTTAATCTGTTCACCTAAATCAGAATCAAAATCTGTTGTAGATGGCTGTGTACGGTTTTCTTTCTTAAATGCGAGATTAGTTACAGTTACCATATTATTCTGTAATTTATGGTATTCCAATCTTGTATATACTGTGCTTTTATCTGTTTTTACCTGTACAAATGCCGCCTCTGTAATTTTACCGCTACCGTCAAAAGCAATAGGGAAAAAGTTATCAGCGTGTATATAATCAAATTCGATATCAACATCCTTTCGGATATTATTTTCAGTATTATTATTTTCTTCGTTAGTAGCAATATCAGAAATAACAATATAAGGTTTAATAACTAAGCCGCCTTTAGCAATACCATATTCAAGTTGATTTCTAATTTTATTTTTAACTTTAGTGTACTGAGTATTTAGATATTCAGCTCTTGCCGTATCGCCTAATATAACTTCTTTTGTGATAAGTTCAGGCTCATTTGAAATCTGTAAATTACCATCCTCGTCAACGGTAGGCGGTTCATAATTAGGATTTGCCTCTGTTACTGATTCTGTTGGTGTTGTGATTTCAGATTTCATTTCAATTGTCGCCATTCTTGCTTTTTCACTTGCAATAAATGCAGGAAGTCCTAAAGATGTTACTTTTACAGGGTCGGCAAAAGTAGGCTCTTGTAGCCACGGTGAATTATCTTCATACATAAGTGACCACAATTCAATAGCGTTTGCCATTTTACTTGAAATTATAGGTTCAATATGTAATGTTTTTTGAATAGTATTAACACCTATCATTTTTCTTAACAACTCCTTTAATTTGCTCCAAATGGAAGAGAACATTATTTACCTCTCCTTTTATAGTATTTTTCCATAGCATATCTAACCGCATCTATAGAATGGTTATCTTCATCAGGATATGCTGAAATAAAATTACCGTCTTTATCCTGTTCGTATTCATAATTGATAAACTCGTCATAAGTATACGGGCATTGTCTGCGGTCAATATAGATATGATTTAAACCTTGTAGCCATTTAATGCCATATCTGACACTATCAGGACCTTTTTCAGCTCCTCGAATAAAAGCCCCATAGGCTCTAAAGTCTGCAACTGATTTTTCTTCCGCACTATCTGCCGTAACTAACTGTTGTTTATCAATTAGTTTTTTATCTTCATAAAGTATATCAAATACTTCTTTATTTCTTGTTTTTACTGTATTATATTCTTTAAATATATATAAATCTAAATGCTTTCTATCAAAATGACATTTCACAAATCTGAATGGGTCTCTGGCAAAGCCCCAGTCAATTCCACAATAGATATGGTCAAAGGTTTCATATAGAGGTTTTGTGATTACTCTATCACCTGTATGTATTTCTATAATTTTTGACATATCTAAATCAGAAGCGTTCTTAAATACATCTCCGCCTGTGCCTGTAGCGATACCTAAATATTCGTGATTATAAGCGGTTTCGTTAATAGATTTTAATTCCTCTGCCTCTTCAATAAACTGTTCTCCAAGCCATTCAACAGGAACATCAAGATATGTATTTCTAACAACTAATGTATTTCGTTTTACTCTGCCGTCTGTTTCTGCACGGTCTGCATACTCATTTGCCCAGTTATTACGGCTGATAGGCGGGTTAAATGTACGAAAATCCCAAAACATATTACCACCACGCATTGTAGACTGTAAAACCTTTCTGAGTGTTGCTTCTCCTGCGAACTGGTCAAGTTCTTCCCACCAAGTAATAGCTATATATCCAAATGGTAATTTAATAGATTTAACCTTGTTAGGGTCATCCATACCCATAAAAATAATCTGCTGTCCTGTAGGTTTAAATATAATAGGATTTGAGTAGGACTTTGGTATTATAAAATAATCCTGTAAATTTAATGTATATATAGCCCATTCAATCTGCGACCTTGTAGATTTTTGAATTGTATTACCTACTTGTCTAAATACTACAGCGTGTGCATCATTAAAGTTTATAATTAGTAATACAATCATAAGAGCTACAAAAGATGATTTTGTGCTACCTCGTCCGCCTGCGAATGTATAGTGCGTATGTTTATGTTGAAATATATCCTTATATACAGATTTAAACCTTGATACAGCTATATCAGCTACATTTATATTCAGATTCAAGCATTTATCCTCCTTTTAGGATTGCCCGACTGTATTTTAACAATCGGGCAATATAAAATATTATTATTTAAGATATTTAATACCTATAAATATAATAATGTTAGTTTTTGGTGTATCAGCCGAGTGCCTTTTTAGCATTGGCAATTTTCTTATCTTTTGCCCAATTGCAATCATTGATAAGATGATAAATTAGATTGATTAATTTTTCATCTACAACGCCGTTAACCGTGATATTGCCTGCTTTCTGTACCTCTTTGACCGCCTTTAAGGTGCCGTCGCCGAAACCGTTTGAGTTATCAACTTTTGTTTTGATAATCTTCATGTTGTATAAAGTAATCAACTGCTTTTTGAATGCGAGTGTTGCTGTGTTATGTGCGCCGTATTTAATCATTTCTTCCTTCACCTCTGATTTTGATTTGATAATGTTTTTGTTAATGATAACATCGGTGTCAACATTACCGCTGATACCGCTGATTCTGCCGTTGTCTGCGTTCTGCCAAATATCGCAAGCCTTGCTTGGAGAACTTGACCACTGAGCAAGCCAAATACTGTACTTGTTGCGGAGTTTTTCGTAATCAAGATAATTGTTGAGCCAATTGAGATTACTGTACACTCCTGCACGGTAGCCACCTGCTTTGATTTCATCACAAAAAGCAATTGCAATGTTTGTCAGAGCAGACATACCGAGCCTTGTCTGACCGCTCTCTTCAAGGTCATAATATACAGGTAATTCAAGCGTTTTGCCCTTAATGCACGCAAGGCATACTTTAGCCTCCTGCTTTGCCTCTGCAACAGAATAAGCATAAGAATACCAATATACACCGACCGCAAGACCTGCCTTCTTAGCGTTTTTGTAATGCGTTTCAAATTCAGAGTCTTTCTGATAGGTTTCCTTGCCGAATCCTGCACGGATAATCACAGCATCAATCCCGCTGTTTTTGACTTTGTTGTAGTCAACTCCCGTCTGACAATAGCTAACATCAATAGCAGTAACTTTCATAATTATTCCTCTACTTTCTCGTAAGTTTTATTAAAAATATCGGGTTTACATGGATATTGCTCTCCTCTTAAACCTGTAATGATATAATCTCCTACACTTGCTTTCATATCACCCTCAAGTGTATGGATAATCATTTCTTTGTCAGTCTGATATGCTTCAATTACAATTGGCTTTTTACGATATTTTGCCATAATAAAATCACTTGCCTTTCTTACTTTTGTTATACTGACTTGTTGAGATTCCGAGAATTACACCTAAAAATGTACTGATAGCTGTAATAGTACCAATTACCTGTTCAGCGTAGGGAAATCCCCAAATACCTGATAATGTGAAATAAAGTGTACCGATTGCAGGAAGTGCAATCATTGTTACCCATTTCAATACTGTATATAATTTATCGTTGATTTTCATAATTTATTCACCTCTTTTCATTCTATAATAGGTTCTTCAACGGTTGGATTGTCGCCCCAAACTGCCATGACAGCGTTATAGTATTCATCAGACAGCACCGTTTTGAGCTGTTCTCTGCCCGATTTGCTGTTCATATAGGCATTGCGAATATTTCCACCGACCTGCATTTCTTCACCGTTAAAGGTCAAAAACTGCTGTCTGAGTACCGACACGCTGTCCTTTGTGAGCATATCGAGTGTGATTTTTTCTTTAAGTTCCATTTTTCATACCTCCGTTATTTTTATATTTTGTAAATCAAAGAAAAGTTTACCGGCTCATCAGCAACGAAATTATAAGCCTGTTTATTGAGCGGAGTAAACTGCAACCAAGCCGATTTACTTACACTTCCTCTGAACATTCCGCCGTTTTTGCTTATGCCGATATCATGAACAATCACATCCGATTTGTTTGAGAAAGGCATATTGAGCAAAGCTATTGAAGATGTTCCGCCTAAAGATGTTGCGTTCATAATGACGGTGACATTTACAATAACGATATCGCCAATTTTTTCATAAAGGCAAGTTGCAGATTTTATTTTATCAATCTTAGTAGAGTACGGAGTAAGAGTAGCTGTACCAAGTTCGATATTTGACGAATCGTATTTCAAACTAATAGCTGACAATAAACTATTCCTAATGTTATTAATTGTATCACTTGTATAATAATTATTTTCAAGATTTATATTAATATTTGTAATATCGGTAGATAATTGAGATATATTACCGTTAATAGTAGTTATATCTGTAGTATTAGCTTTATTTTCTAATAATTCATCTATTTCGTTATAATCATAAAAATAACCATATAAATACTGTAATGACGGATATTTTAATGTATTCATATCATCATTAGTTGATTTATTAATTGCTTTATTTATATTATCCTCTTTATTAGTTATTGTAATAAAAGTATTATCATTAGCAGTAATAACCTTTATAGGGTCTTTAATGCCTGATTTAAAATATAAAGCCGTGCCGTCTGTACTGCTTGTATCGCCGCTTGTAACACTTGCAAATTCATTTGGTAATAAATTATTCTTATCTGCTGTATATTGCTCAAAAGTGCCGTACCTCTGTTGCATACGCTTTTTCTCAATTGCCATTTTCGTCATCTCCTAATCCATCGCTAAATTGACCGCCGCTTATAATTGTAGAGGCTGTATATGATTTTATTTCTTTTAATTCCGATATAATCTGTTCATATACCGTTGGTGTCGGGGCTGAGGGTGTTTCACCTTCGGTATATCCTGATTCTGCAACTTTAAAACTTGCAGTAATGGCAGTATGTAAATTATCACAAAATGCTGATACTTTAATTACTGCATTGGGTTTCAGCAATTCCCACGGCACTAAACAATTATTATCATTATCTAATAATACTGTATATGTACCTATATTATCACTTTTAAATATAGCAGTTATAGTATTATTCCAATCATCCGATAATAGGTTAAAATGAGCTTGCAAGTAGTTCTTGCTATCGCTTGCGATAATCTCAGCTTTATTTACAAGTGTTATGTTTTGATGTCTTAAATTAAATTTAAGTGTCAGCATTTATATTATCCTCACTTGTATTATCTTTTTTATCATTGTCATCCCATACAATATTTACATTTAAAGAATTATCTGCAAATATCTGTTTTGCCTGTTTTGTTTTGATTTCAGGGTCAATAATTCTTTTAGCAAGCTCCTGAGCCGCCCTTGTACGCTCTGCAAGAGGTGCATCAAGCTGAAATTGGTCTTTTATATTTCCTCTCATTACATCTGAAAAATAAGATAGTATTTCTGTTGCATTTGCTATTGTTTTTTCTCTCATTAGATTTATCCTGTAGTTTATTTCTTCGTCTATATATGGTTTATTTAAGAGTTCGTTTGCATAGGTTTTTGGAGCTTTATTCTTATAGCCTGCCTTTTCAACCGCACTTATAAGCGGTTCACCTTCAAGATATAAAGTTATGAACTTTTCTTCTCTCAATGTGAGCGGATGACCTGTATATGTGGTTACTCCTTTTCGCTTTTTATAGTTATCACGCTTTGAGCCTTTAATCATTCGTATAATCTCCTTTCAATTAAAATTATACATTTTGTATATTTATATTATACTATATGTTTTAAAATATTACAAGTGTTTTTGCACATAAAAAAACACCCACTACAAAATAAATTGCAGTAGGTGTAAAAGGTGGGCTTATTTATACAGGTATATTATAATTGGATATAGTTTCTAATAATATACAATAGCATACACTATTCTTATTATATAGGTCGGTATTTTGCATAGAGGTATAATTCTTTAATTTTTTGCATTCTAAAAACTGTTTAAATGTATCTTTATTAAGATATCTAACATCACCGCATTTCATTTTTACGCTGGCTTTTATTTCTTTATATAATAAATCAAATTCAAATCCTTTTAACATAATTATATCACCTCAAATTTATTATTGGCATAATCTCTAAATCTAAATCAACTCTAAATCTACAAATATACAATATTTTTTGTTATTTTCCATATATGCTTTAAGGTCTGATTCTGTGCCGCCGTCTTGTTTAAAAGCCCTCTTTATCCGTTCAGCAGTCCAAAATATTCCGTCCCTCTGCTTGATAGCTTCCGCTATATTGTTATTATAAACTTCTTTTAAATAAGATTTACCAATTTCAAAAATCATTTTAATTTCTCCTCTGCCCGTCAAGCCGTTAGCTCAGCTTTTAATTATATGCCGTTCTTCTTATGACTCAACCATAAATGAATAAGATTTTTTCAGAATTTCATCACATACATATGTGAAATCGTCTAAACTTAAATCGCTATGCTCAATAATATCAGTCGCTATTTCTACAATATCGTCACCTGTAATATCATTTTTCTTGGACATAGCAAGCATATTGCTATATTCATCATTATCACCACTTGTGTACCATTCCTTTTCAACGCATAAGCTTCTTAATGATGCCATTGTTAATTTCCTAACAACTTTATAACCGTATTTCATTTCAAATTCCACCTTTTAAAATTTTTGATTTTGTAACCTCTCTTGATTACAATTATAGTATAACATATTTAAAATTTTTTGTCAATAGGTTTTGTAAATTTTTTTTAGAAAATCAAAACAAATTTACAAAAGGCAAAAAGTGCATTATACAATATAATACCTCTTGATATGACTTTTAAAATCAGTGTTGCCAACTGAATATTGCTCATTTTCTTATTTCTACGGTGATTCATTCTGATTCCTCCTGCTCTTGCTTGCTCCTGCTATTTATGAAGTGAGATGGTAATGTGCGGTGTGTATGTTTTTAGATACACACAAATTAATATACAATCAACCCACAAATTAATATACAATTATACAATCAATATATAAATTATTAAACATTTACAATCTATAACGCTACAATTATTATAAATATAACTAATATAATAATGTATTTCGACCTATATATAATGTTTAAAAATCTTCAATATATCTTGCTACTCTTGTTTTTGTATATAGATGATTATATCTACAATAATATACTTTATAAGTATTTATATCCTTTTCATCAGCATAAATATTATATATTACTCCCATATAATATGGATTTTTTCTTAAATCTATATAATCCCATTTTGCATTACGGTGGTCATTTTGAAATTTTTCAAATACCGCTGGATTCCAGTCTTTACCAATATCAATATTTATACTAATATAACCGCAATAAGGTAGCGGTTTTACATTGTCTATTGTCCGCATATAATTAATATATTCTTTTACTTCGTTTAAATTTTTACAACATTTACAAGGTTTTTTATTATAATAAATATTATAAGAACTTAATTTCGTACTATCATAATTACTACTAATAGTTTTAATACTATATTCTATCATTGTTGTTGTTCCTCCCATTCCTGTTCTTCCCATATGGATTCAGTAATTCCTGTAAGCTCTTGTACTACTGAATCCACTATTTCATCTAAGTCATCTTCGGGAATAATATTCGTATATTTATTTTCTGCATAATAGGAGATATCTAAACCTATTTTAAATCTATAATCAAACAATGTATCGGCATCAGTTTCCAGTTCCCGATTATTGAAAAAAATGTCATAAAATGCTATATCCCTTAATTCATCTTGTGTATAATTTTCAGTTTCAATTAACTGTTCTTCAATTAATCCGCTTTTCTGATTAGGGAAAATTGCATATATTTTCATAATATTTTGCACCTCATATATATATTAATAATATTTTACTTTTCTACCTTTAATGCTCCACCCGAAAATATCCACTATAATATCACCTAATCGACTTGTATATTTATAAATATCTTCGGGTTTAAATTCACCGCTCAAAATTTTATATTTTATATTTTCAGGTGTTTTAGGTTTCCAAATCCTGTAATCAAAATATGAAATATACCCACAATGACGATTTATAGCCTTCAAATTACCATATTCATCAATAAACCATTCATTACTACTACTGGGATAACCTAATATAAACATATCATTAATATTATTGATTTCTTTACATTTTATATATCTACCGCCGTATAATTCAATATTGCCAATTATTACAATTTCATTATTTATATTTGTAAATTTTTCAATTAGTAGCGTTTTTAAATCTTCAAGTTCAACTGCTTTTTCAATGCTCAAATAAGATTCAATATCCTCATTATCAGCTATATTGTTTATAGCTGTAACATATGCTTTAAAATTCGCCAATTCATCAGATGTATAACATTCTATATCTTTATATAAAAAGTATTTTTTATCTGTCATAATTTAACCTCCCTTCATTTACATTTGTACAAATCCCTGACCGACTATTTTTTTAATATCATAATAATTCAAATCAGGAGCATATTCCTGTGCATTCAATTTTCCTTGTGTTATAATTCGATGTCGTACAACTCTTTTGCCCTTTGTCTGTAGGCGTCAAGTGCACATTCATTGCAATCTAATTGATGATTTAACGGAAATCTGAGCAAATCTTCTACAGTGTTGATTTCGAGGCGATATTGTGAAATCTTATACTGTCTTTGATTTTCCTGATAATCAAGAGCGTCATTGATATTTGCAAAGATGGTATTTGTGGTGTAAATTATGTCGTAATTCTTTTCGTAGGTTGATTCATTATATTCGATTTCAATTTCAACTTCTACATTGGAATTATAGGTGTTGAATCCGATGATTGTACCTCTTAAAATCTCAAGAGTGTCTGTGTTTACATAATAAACAGGCGTGTTTTGAAATATAGCGTTCTTAATATCCTTAATTGTCATACTTAATTCCACCTTTTTAAATTTTGATTTTGTAACCTCTCTTGATTACAATTATAGTATAACATATTTAAAATTTTTTGTCAATAGGTTTTGTAAATTTTTTT